TTGCTGTACTTGTTGCGCCAGTTGATTGTAGTGAGAATCTTGCTGTGGTGGTGCTTCGCCGCCAAAATAAGCAGCCACCTGATCCAATGGGATTTGGAATTGCTGAATCATCTGGGCAACCGCTTGCGACTTTTGCTGTGGTGTGCCTGTTCTCAGCAATGCCGCAGTCTGGAGCAATGGGCCAATAGCTTGCGCGGGCGTACTGCCCTCATTTCGCAAAATCCATTCATACGGCGCAAATTGCTCGGTGATTGCCCGAGCCTCAGCGTCTCGCTGCTTATATGAGGTGATGCCTTTTTCGTAGTCAGCATCCCGTTGGGCAAAGGCTTGCTGTAACTCAGGCGGGGCTTTTTCCCAATGTTCTTTCAGCTCGAGGCGCAAAGATTTAGGCATCTCAGCTCTAGGCTTGTCAGCCATCTGGGGCGCTTGATTTTCGGCATTGGGGAACTTAGGGGCAAATTTGCCACCCTCTCGGGGCTGGCTTGCGGCGTGTTTGCCACGGTTTGTCGGTGTCTTTGTCAGCGCCTCACGAATCGTGTCGGCTCTGCTTTGCGGCTCTGCTTGTGGCGCTTCGACCGCTGGGGTTTCGGGTGCTGGTGTTTCTACTGTGTCGGGTGCGACAACTTCGTTTTCCATCACTTCATCCTTTTCATTTGTTCCAAAGTCATTTTGATCATCTCCTTGCGCTCAGGCATGGGACGGTTGTGTAAACGGTTTGCCATCTCTACGTTTAGGTTAGACATCTTAACAGGAGCAATCGGTGCGCCGGGTCGGTCAAACTCTTGCACGGTCGCCAATTGTCCGCGCAACCTGTCTCGGTGCGCTTCCTTTTTCTTGTTCCATTCGGCTTGAGCATACTTAACGTCTGAATGCCCCATCTCGATTGAATCGGTGCGCTTGAGGTGGTCACGCCACTGCTTTCTGCCCTCAATCATTACGCCATCAGGCGACATGAACGGGGCAATATCGCCCATTACTGCGGTGTATTCGCCAGATCGACCCTTAGATTTTTCGTAAGGCTCGCTACCGTCAGATGGAAATACCCAAGTTGTTCTCACATAAGCTCCAAAATCATTGCGACATCTTCTTCATCACGTTTTAGCTTAACACGCACTTCAAGGTCTTTGACCCGTTGCATGAGCAAATCATAATCAATTTGTTTTTTGACCGCAACTTCTATTGTTTGCGCGGGCGCTGTGGTGATTTCTTCTCTAACCTCTGGCGGTAGGCCAAACAGCGCTTCTTGCAATTTACGTTTACGCTGTGCCTCTAGCTTTCGGTCTTTTGCCCATTGCTCATCACGCTTTTTCTCGTCAAAGCCAAAGTGACCACCAAGCAAAATGTCCTCTACTGGCGTGGGTGCAACTCCAACGCCAATTGTGGCAAATGGCAGCTCCGCAAATGATGCGTAGCCAAACACTTATGTTCCCCAAGTGGCAGAGGGTGCGCTTGTTACCCACAGACCTGTTGCCGAGCTGTAAACCAATATATCGCCATTGTTTGGGTTTTGTGCCGACACATCGTGCAGCTCATCCATCTCGTAACCGTTTTGCACCTTGACAATCAATTTGCCGTGAACTGGGTGAGCATGGGCAACAACAGCCACATAGACAAGATGCTGTGGCGCATACGGCTTGGTTGCGGTCAAAGCTCCTGCCGTGGTCGGGCTTAAATAAAGCTGCGCCCCATCGGTATATGCTGATGTGTCAAGGTCATCAACCAACCCAATGATGGTGACATACCCATTAGAGTTGTTGTCCAAGTCACTTGTTATCAATCCCAAAGTCTGCGCTGATGTGGCATCGCTTGTTGCCAATGCTTTAGAAACTGTTGGAAGCTGTCCTGTTGCGCCTGAGATATATACCGCTGTTCCTTTTGTTAAGGTTGCACCTGTTGAATTTCGTACTCGTTCAACAAGCACAGAAGCTGGAGACGTTTGCGATACCGCAATGTCAACAAGCGATCCCGCCGTGGTAACAATAACGCTTCCATCAGCAGATGCAATGGAGGTTATGGTGTTTTCAGCGGGCAACGTAACAAATACATCCTTTGTGCCAGCCGCAAGATCAAGTTTTGAGCCTGTAGATGAGGAGATTACGGTCGTTCTAGCTAGTGTCCCGCTAGAGTAAGTACCGATTCCCACCTCCCATTGAGCGCCGCCCGAAATGGTGTAATAGGTCGTATTGCCGTTGCCAATGACCGCAAATGACTGAAACCCTACAACCGAGCCATCTAGCGTGATCGTCCCAGTACCTGTTGAGGTGGTGGTTTGTCTTACCCGATCAGCAAGGGCTAGGCTCATGTGGTCTCCACGCCTATGACAAGACCGTCAGCACCCCTGATGACTTTCTTGGGTGCGGTGAGCCTTTGCATAGCAGCGCCAATGTTTTGCATTGATTCACCATGCAAGTTTGCCATGTTGTCGTGCAAGGCGGTTATTTTGTCCATTGCTTGGACAATTGTGCCGCCCAACTCATTGGTTATTTGTGCAGCCGCTGCTTCAACCACTGGTAGGTCGATGCCAGGGTTGCTACCAATCCTTGCCACCATGATCTTAGTCGCTGCGTCAAGTTCTGCTTTCCATCGTTCATATTCTTCTTTCCCTGCCATCTCTCTGGCTTTGATTTGAAGTTCATTGTTCTGCTTAACAGTCTCAAAATCGGCTTTCATTTGCGCCAATTGCATCTCAGCCTCGACTTTTGCTTGGTGCATCTGCATCTCAAGCTGCGCCTTGCCTTGTTCAATTTGAGCCTGCGCTTGCATCTTCATTTGCTCAGTCTGGGCTTGCGCTTGCATACGCATCTGTTCTGCTTGCTGATCAGCTTGCATTTGTAGCATCTCGGGCGGTGGGCCAGGCTGTTGTTGAGCCGCTTGGTCTGCCTTGTCTTGCAAGGCTTTCATTGCTCTCTCGACCGCGCTCTCCAAACCGCGACCGGCTCTAAATCGGCGTACAAGGAATAACAGCATCTCGGAGGCCATTGGCAAGGTCTCAGGCGCTTGGCTAATCATTGGGATTGCTTCACGCAAAAACAAGCCAATAGCTTGGATGGCCTCTTGTGCGCCCTGCTTCTCTGCTTGCTCATCAATCTGAGCCAAGCTGTCAGCCTCAACCGCAATATGGAAGTCGCGGATGGTGCTGTTAGACAACATCTCCAATGCCGCTTGCAACCTTTGCGGGTCTTGACCGTCTGGTGTATTCATCACGCCAGACATCTGCACAATCAGCTCAGGCGGGTAGAACTTACAAATAACTTGCGCTTTGAGCTTGAAGATGTCAGTGGCAAACTTAGCTACATCTGCTTGACTGCTCTTTAACCGCAAGCTACCAAAGTTGGCTTTGAGCTGTTGAGCGCCAAGGGTTTCTTGGGCTTTGGACGATCCACGCAAAATGTCCGATATGCCCATAATTTCGTAGATCGACTGCTTGACTTGTTCTCTAGCGGCGTACAGCTCACGCAAGGTCACAATGATCTGCGAGGTGTCCATCATGTCGATAGCGCCCTTTAAGCCGCCTTTTTCCGACATTGCCGCCCATCCAGTAACAGGGAACAGTTTGTTGTCCACGCCCTCACTGAACATCCGCGCCAGCTCTTTGAACTCAGCATTGAACACGCCAACCGCTTTACAAGCCTTAGTCAACAGGTAAATGCGTTGTGTCAGGTTATCCAACTCTTGCGCTTGATCCTCGTACTCACAGTAATCAGGTACAGGGATCATTGTGCCGGTGGTGGTGGTTGCCATCAACGGCTTAGGGCATGGGAAGAATTCTTCCAGCTCTAACGGGTCATCACGCTCATCTAATGCTTGTGGATAACCTTTGGCAATCCAACAAACCTTAGCCGTGCGCTTGTTCCAAATCTCATAGACCATTGCCTTTTTGTCATAGGTCATCTTGGCGGTCAATGGATTCTTGCCGTCCATGTCGGTGTTTGAGCTAGTCAGGCTGACGTTGTTGAATACGTCACCAAAGCGCTCTACACCCTCCTCCTTGGTCATGTAGACAGCTCGAGCCACCCACCACACCTCATCCCATGTGCGGGCGGGTGAATGCAAGAAGTCTGACCAATAGACGTAATCAATGGGGCTGTGAGCCGCATCAATGCGCTCTGTTGGGTCTTCAATCGTGTTGTAAACCTGTGATTCGTCTTGCTCCACACCCTCGACCTCGGGGCGGTCATTGACAATTACAGGCTCATAGCGAATCCATGCCGTACCGCGACCAGGCAACAGTCTGTCTTGTACCGCACCAGACATGGCAGCGTCAAAGTCACCGAATTGCGTGGTTTCGTACTCCATGACACGCTCAAGCATTGTGGATGCAAGGCGACCCACAGGGTCTTGATCCATGTACCGGCGTGACACCTCGGGCTTGGCTTGTCGACCGTACAGGGCAGGGAACAGCACTTGAATGTTTGACCACAGGATGTTGAACTTCATCCTTGGCATCTCAATGGCATCACGCTCATCCCGATACCGCTTGACAACCTTTAAGCCGCGCTTCTCCCATTTATCAAATATCTTGATGGCGGTTTCAATCTGGTCATGCCAGTACGGGCCTGGGTCTTCGCCCTCATATGCGCCGTTTTCTTCGTACATGATCAATTACCGCTAGAGAAGAAGAACGTCACATCTAATGTGCTGCCAATTGTTGCGTGTAGGCTAGACCCCACGTTGGCAGGAAATCGGTGAAACCCAACCGCAGGCGTAATCGTGCCACTCATTACAGTACCGCTAGAGCCACCGTCTTTAAGCACCAATGTGCCTGAACTTGTGCTGTTAACGTAAAAACCAATCAACTGGCAAGGGCCTGTGCTGACTGCGCCTGTGCTGGTGATGTTTTTATATCCACCGACTTCTGCTACTGGCTGGCTCATATTCGCTCCTCTTTATGTTGCATCTCATAATCCCACAGCTCATCCAATGTGATGGTTTGCAGGGTCTTGCCCTTGGGCGGTGTCTGATATTTTGCCTCTTGTCTATAGGCTACTGCAAGCATTCTAAACGCATCTGCGGGGTGTGAGCACCAGTCATGGCGTGGAGTTTGACGAAAAGTTTTCTTGTCCTCATCATATTCCCGCTGATATTGCCTTAACGCTTCCAAGCCTTCATCGCATCTTGAGTCAAAGTAACAGATGGGCAGAATCATCCGCACCGCTTGGATGCCGTCCTGTATGCCAATCTCAGGCACTATCGCCAGTTTGCTCATGCCACCCAAATGTGCCGCCAATTGCTCAACAATCGACTTACCCCCCGAGGCCAAGGTCTTGGCTCTGGCATCATGCGGCAAGAAGTGGCGGGTGTATCGGTAGCCCTTGGCTATGACCGTATTGGCTAATTCCTCAATGCTTGCGCCTGATACGGCGTAATAGTCCATTACCCTGATCTCACCCCTAACCACCTGATACCACCAAATGGCGGTATCGTCCCGATAGCCTAAGTCCCATGCGGTAAATACTGGTGAGTCAGGCTCAAACGGTAGCTCACAAATCCTGCCCTCATCATCAGCAAGGCGCATTTCTTGACCGTAAAACGCCCCCAACAAGGCGGCATCAAAGCTACACTCGTACTCTTGGTCGTACTGGTCTTGGCTTAACTGAGACCGAGCCGCTTGCAATTCTGAGTCTGGCAATAGCTTGGACACCGATGCCGGTAGGCGCAACAAAAACCAATCTGGCACTACCTGACTGACTTTGTAAATGTCGTGGAACTGATTTTTGCCCTTTGGCGTTCCCCCAAAAACAGCCCAACCGAGACGGTCACTCAAACACGGTCTGATGATGTTTCCCCATACGCTTGGTCTGAAGTCACCGTATTCGTCCATGTAAACACCGTTAAAGCCCATGCCTCGCATAGAGTCTGCGTTGTCAGCGCCAAATAGCATGATCTTTGCGCCGTTCACCAGCTCCACCATTAGGTCGGCTTCGTTTGTGGCTTTGGTTACTGGTGCGGCGTAATGCTTGAGGTAATCCCATGCCACCCGCTTGGCTTGGCTTCTGAATGGGGCTATGTAAGCGTATTGTGCGCCCCTACCGCTTTCGGTAATGGCTCGCTTAATCAGGTCATTGATTGCCGCTACGGTCTTTCCAGCTCTACGGTGGGCAAGTAGGCATGACCATCTTTCTGTCCGCAAGTGAAACGGCATGAACGCCGCCCTTGGGTGGTAAGGGATGATTACTTCACGCCGCCCCATGTCACCACCATTTCTACCGGCCCATCATCCTTGCCAGTGATCTCTGTCCTTGCCAACTTGGGTACATGGTATTCAACTACCGATTGGAATAGCTCAAAGGCTTTGGCAGGGTTAGGTTTTATGTCAGCCTCGGGAATGCCATTAGCAACGTCATCAAGCCATTGTGCAAGTCGGTGAGCATTACCATCCACAAACATCGCTATGGCCTCTCTAGCCTGCGCTGTGACCTTATTAGGCGTACCCGCAGACCTACCGCCAGCTTTCTTTCTATTCTTAACTACTTTAGTTATCTCATTCATAATAAAGCATTATGTTATTCGGTGGGGATGGGGTATCTTAACTCTTGCGGGCTTGCAAATGGGCTTTGACCTGCACCAATTCGTTGCTGGGCATAGTCTTGTGCTTTTTTGTATATCTCTGGCGTTGGCTCTATGCCCATTCTTAACAGATCAATTTCTTGTTTGTTAAGGGTCGGCACTAGCAATGGATGTGACACCATTTTGCCGTCTTGCTCATAAGCGCTTGAAAACTCGGTCATTGCCCCGCCTTGGTTTACAGGTATTTCACCAAAGAAACCTTTGCCTTTCAATGTGCCATCAGTTATGTTTTGTCCGGTCTCCAAATACCTTGCGCCAGACAAGCCGGGTTCACGGCTAAGGGCTTGGGCTAACAGGCTATAATCAGGCATGGACAACCTCTTTCATTTTGATCAGGCCGTTCATCATTCGGCTTTTGGTATTGTGCCACTGCTTGCTGAAATCACAATCTTGGTAATGGTCAAACTCAGGTATGCCCAGCGTGTAGTGCGCTATTTTGGCGTTTTTGTTGTCCTGCTCACCCACCAAAACGTTCCATTCTTTCGGTAGCTCACCGATAAGTGAATCGGGCAACCAACCGAAACGATGTAGGTCTGAGCCGCTGTGGTCATCCACAAACTCAGGCGTTAATACCTTGTTTCTTATGTGATCACAATTCCAAAGTATTAAACTTGACCAGTTCTTTCGGGGATAGTCCCGATTCGCCGCTTCCATCGGTGTGCCAATGTACTTTTTTGGGTGCTTAGTTAGGTAGTCGTGCTTAACAACTTGCACCGCCTTGGTCGGGTCAAACAGCTTGCTCAGGTCATCAATGTTGGACAGCATCAGCATATCGCTGGCATCCATGAATATTGCCCTGCCGGTAAATTTGGTGAAGTAGGGGACTAAAAACCGCTGATAGGTGAATGCGTTTGTGCCGTCCCGCTGTGTACCGTATAACGGTGTTATGGCGACCGGCTCACTGGTGCGCTCAATCAGGCTCTGGCAGAACACATGGTAGCCAATGGCCTCCCTTGGGTCGTAGCCAGCAAATATCCTAATCATTTTAATGACAATAGATAGATTGTGCTGTCCACCAGCGCAGCGATCTCATCCACAATGTTTTGCAAATGGCTATCGTCTGGCAAAGCCTCGCGGTTTTTTTCAATGTACGTTTTGATGCTGGTCAAATACTTAACAGGGTCTTTGGCGTTGTGAAAGTTTTCAGGAAAGTCCTTGATCTTTTCGTAACAGCCAGAATACGCCTCTGCGTAGTTGTCAGCTAAGTCAACAATGGCAGGGTAGTATTTGCCCAAAGCCTTGTGTACAGCGTATGAATCGGTGCTTAGGTGCATAAAATGCGTCACCGTAGAGCTGTGAAACAACGTGGAAATAAAGTCGGCAACGTCTTTTTTCATATCTACCCTAAAAAAAGCAGGGGTCAATGCCCCTGCGAATGAGACAACTGCAGCTCAATTGTAAACGTAGGAATGGGTACGTCAACAGGCCATAAGCCTTGGATGTACAGTTTTTTTACCGTGGCAATGTGCGCCTGTTCCCACATTTCTTGGCGTTCCTCTTTGCTCATGTCTTTGCCTTGGTCAATTTCATAATGGCATTTCAGGCACAGCGCCGCCACCAGATTGTCATCAGCCTTGACCCCCCTGCCTTTGCCACCACCCCAATTTGTGTGTGCGGCTTGCACCATCTGGCCTGACCCGCAGGCTTGGCAATCAAGCCCTGCCACCAGCTTGAGTAGCTTTTTTGACCTTACATAACTGTGTTTTTGAAACATGAGTACACTTCTTTTTGATTGCCGTTTTAAATGCTTGCGGTGATTATTTTGGGTCGGCCTTGTGCCGATCCCCTTTTTTATTCCTCTAAAGCCCGAAACTTAACGCCCTGCTGTGCGCCAAACATGGTTGACAGCTCAATGACCTCGTTCATTTCAGCCACGGTCATTTTGCTTGTCCTTGCGCCAATGACCACAAAGCCGCCCTCGATGCCGGGGACGATCTTTTGTTTTTTCAGCGCAGCAGTCAGCACATCTTTCCATTCCTCTTTGTGTAGCTTTTGACCGTACCAGACCACTTGCTGGGCAATGTCCTCAAGGTTTGCCCACATCAGCCGGTTTTGCTCAAGGCTTCTCACTTAATTACCCCAATCATTCTTAAAGCCGCATCAGGGCTGTCTACAACCGCCAATGCGCCGCCTTTCCAGTTCCCATGCCACCTTAGCTGGTCTTCGTTCAAAAGCCGCTTAGATGGCGGTTTAAAGCCGTTTTTAATTTCAAGTAGAAGGGTTTGGCCTTGATAACCCACCAGCAAATCAGGTACACCCTTGCCAACACCAGCCAAAGATTGCACCGTAGCGCCAGCCGTTCGTAACGCCGTGACCACCGCTTCTTGATTTGCATCAATTTTTGCCGCCCTCATTCATTCTCCTGCGTAATTCGACAGCTTCAGCTTTGCCTCGGCGTTTTTCAATGTCTTCAATCGTTTTTAGCCACCAAACGTAGGCTTCTCTCTTGCCAACTGCCTTGATTTTTCTTTTGTAGCGATTGATCCAATCCCTCGCTTCCATCGTCCGCAAGGTCTCCTGTATCTCTAAGCGCTGTTCGGATGACAGATTGGCTAAATTGTTCCCCGTCTTTGAGTCGGGAGAGGATGCTGTTGGCGACTTGTCTGTGTTCATGGTTCATACCAACTCCAGTGAAAGCTGGCTTATGCGTTTGTCTTGCAATGGTTTGTAATCAGAATTTAATTCGCAACCAAGGTATTGCCTACCTAAATGCTGTGCAACTTGAGCTGTTGTCCCGCTACCCATAAAAGGGTCAAGCACTATGCCGCCAACTGGTGCGCCAGCCATAATGCAAGGTTCAATCAATTCTGTTGGAAAAACAGCAAAATGTGCGCCAGCGTAGGGTTTGGTATTTACCGTCCAAACGCTACGTTTGTTTGCCATTTCGTAAGATTTTTCCAGCCCGCTATGTGGTTGAAGTCCACTGCCCTCATTGTGATACTTGCCATCAGTCCTATCCCTAGTTCCCCAATCTTGCTTAACTGGGTCTTTGATAGATTCGTGGTCATAATAATATTTTGATGATTTGCTTAACAAAAAAATGTATTCATGCGCTTTGGTGCATCTGTCTTGTACCGATTCAGGCATTGGATTTGGTTTATGCCAGATGATGTCTTGGCGCAAATACCAGCCATCAGCGCGGAGGGCAAACGCCAGCATCCAAGGTATGCCAATCAAATCTTTGGTTTTAAGACCTGTCTCATGTAATTTATCCAGCTTTCTATCATTGGCAGGCATATTGTTTCTGCCCTCACGCTGGTATTCGGCACTGGCTCTTGCAAATCCATTGCTGTTGCAATAGCTGTCACCAATATTGACCCAAAGCGTACCGTTGTCTTCCAATACGTCCCAAACACAACGAAATACCTCAACCATTGCTTTAATGTATTCCTCGGGCGTTTCTTCAAGTCCAAGCTGTGCATCAACCCTTGTAGCCCCGCATTTGTGGCAATGAGTAGATGAACCCCCTCGGTGCGCTGTTTCTGGTCTTAAAACGCTTGTGCCACGTTTTGGATCGTTCCATTTTGTAGGCATGGATATGGAATGTTCACAATTAACGTCCCCGCCATCCCATTTTGCTGTCCCATAGTCCCGCAAACCGTAATAAGGTGGGCTGGTCACGCAAGTTTGTGCTTTGATGCCTTGTTCCTTCCAGCGGCGCATAGTTTCACGGCAATCACCAAATTCAATTTTGTTCATCTTCTTCCCCGCAACGCATCAAGCCTAGCTTTTACATCAGCAGGCATCGGCACAGCTCTGGCTCGGTCTTCTGCCAGTTTGTCCAAAATGTGGGTGGTTTTTTTAACTTCAGGTATTTCAGCGCCATCCCAACGCCGTTGATTTAGGTAAACAGCGGGTGAAGGAATGTATGCCCCACCGTCTTTGCGCCACTGGTCGGTGGTTTTCATCCATTCAATGTGCTTAATTATTTGGTCAGCACAGCTATCACAATAATACTTTTCCCACCGCTTTAAGCAATCAGACTTGCCGCCCTTTCGGGTACTGGTAGGCCATGCAGCCCAGAATAGTTCAAAGTTTGTCATCTTCTCTCCCTTATTGCCTTTTGGTGAATGTTGGAGCAAAGCACAGCCTTACCGTGATCAAAATCAAAGTTCGCCTGTGCTTCGATGCTTGCCTTTCGGAGCCATGTCATCGCCTCGCACTGTCCCAGACTGTTTCAACCACCGCGCTCTAGGACTAAGCCCACGCTCCCCGATCTGGTTTGCTCGTGTATCGGGGTATCTCAAACGCAACCATCGACGTACCGCATTGCGTTGTCCAAAAGCAAAAACCCTACAAATCTCTCTGCGGTCTTGGCTCTTGGCGAGAGCAACAACAAAACGTATGACGCTAATCAAAAGTTCGTTTGTCGTCTGACAAGACCGCACAGGTATCTGTAGGGTTCTCCGATTAGCGTCCACGTCTAAATGCCACTCTAGACGGTTTGGATTATACATGATTTTGTTAAGCTGTAAACCACTGTGGTCGCAAATCTTTTAATCTTCGCAATTGCAGCTCAGGAACAGCCACCCACTGGCAGACCGCCGACCGGCTAATGTTCAAAAGTCGCGCAAGCTCAGCTTGTGAGCCTGCCAACTGGGTTAATTGCTGTTTTGTCATGCGGGCATTGTAAAGGTAGATTAACAATTTAGCCACATTAGGGAAAACACCTACAAATAATCCTTGACTGTTTGTTTAGTTAGCTTAACAATGCACCCATGCCCCAGCAATTTCGCATAGGGTCTTTTAGGAGTAAGTATGAAACACATTGAAACATTACCTTTTAACGATGCCCGCATCATGGTCAGAAGCGGTTTAGAGCATCTGCAAGTCACGCATTTTGATATGACCGAAAAGATGGATTGCTACTTTTGCCCTGTCAGCGGCAACTTGTGGCACTGCTACCTTGGTCAAGTTGACCTTTACAACATCCTTGCCGATACCGTGATTGCCCAGCTCGAGCGCGAATTTGCACCTTTAATGGAAAGAAATTATGTTTGATATTGAACACTACAAAAAACCCACCAATTGGGCGCAAGTTGCCCTTTGGATTGTGTCCATAGCCGCTATTGTGGTAGTTTTGTTTGACCTTTTTGTTTGGAGACCGTAATGAAATACGCATTTTTACTACTGGCGCTAGTGGGTTGCAGCCACTTTACCGAAACAAAACTTACCGAACAAGAGCTGATCATGGACAAACAAATCCAGCCAATGGGCAGAAATGAGGTGATAGACGCAATCAAGCAGTGCGAAAAGAATGGCCTCCGAGCCATCACAATTTACGGTAAACGCAAGATCAATGGTTTTACCGCCGAAACACTGGTGGATGTCACCTGTGGCCCAAAATTTTATTAAGGAGACAACATGAAACAAATTGCAACCGCGCTGGTCAAAGCACAAAAAGCCTTTGGCCCTGCCCTCAAATCTTCCACTAACCCGCATTTCAAGTCGCGCTATGCTGATTTGTCTGCTTGCGTAGAGGCGGTCATTGATGCGCTAAATGACAATGGAATTGCTTTGGTGCAGAAATCTTATGACTGCGTAGATGGCATCATGATTGAAACCGTGTTTGTGCATGAATCGGGCGAAATGCTTGAAACTGGCATTCTGCGATTTCCCATTATGAAGAACGATCCCCAAGGCGCAATGGCGTGTTTGACCTATGCCCGCCGAGGGTCGCTAATGGCTGCCTGCGGTATTGCTCCAGAGGATGACGATGGCAACAGCGCCAGCCGCAAGACCGAAATCAAATCCACGGTCAACGAAAACCAAATCCTTGACTTGATGGCGGCAATGGATGAAGTTTCCACGCTTAAAGAGCTTCAGGAAGCCTACAAAGCGGCGTACAAGGCCACAAACGGCGAGCAAGCATGGCAGGCTAAGGTCATTGCCAAAAAAGACTCTAAAAAGGCGCAATTAGAAGCCACATTGTCTAAGGAGTTAGCCAAATGAATGAAGCAGCATTTTCAAACCCGCATTTGCGAGATGGATCAGGCATGACATTGCGTGACTACTTTGCGGCTAAAGCTATGCAAGCAATCATTGCTGGAAACATTACTGGCAAAAAATGCGAAGATCGATCATGGCTTGAAGCAGACCAATGGGCTCCCAATGTTTCCTACGAAATAGCAGACGCAATGCTAAAAGCGAGGAAAGCATAATGGAACAACGCACAGAAGAATGGTTTGCCGCCAGATGCGGTAAGGTCACCGCAAGCCGTGTGGCAGACATCATTGCCAAAACCAAATCAGGGCCAAGCGCCAGCCGCGAAAACTACCTTGCCCAATTGGTTTGTGAGCGCATGACCGGCAAACCTGCCGAGTCTTACAGCAACGCAGCCATGCAACATGGCACAGACACCGAGCCGTTTGCCAGAGCCGCGTATGAGGCCAGAATGGACATCTTAGTAACCGAGGTGGGGTTTATAGACCACCCTTGGATCACAATGTCTGGTGCGTCTCCTGACGGTTTGGCTAATGAGGGCATGGTGGAGATCAAATGCCCAAACACTGCCACGCATATTCAGACCCTGTTAGACCGCAAAGTACCTGAGAAATACATTACGCAAATGATGTGGCAAATGGCTTGTGCCGACCGCCCTTGGTGCGACTTTGTAAGTTTTGATCCTCGGCTGCCCGAGAGACATCAGCTATTCATCAAGCGCATTAACTATGACCCCGAAATGGTTAATTTGCTTGAGAATTCAGTCATCCAGTTTTTGGGTGATGTAGATTTAAAAATCCAACAATTAGAAAGCCTCCCATGAAGAAAATCAAAAACATCGTTGTCATCACTGGCACATACACCAACAAAGACGGTCAAGAAAAGAAACGCTACCAAACCATTGGTAGTTTGTTTGAAGACGGTGAAAATTTTAAAATTAAGTTAGACACCGTACCCTTGGTAGAGGGTGGCTGGAATGGGTGGGCAAATTGCTATGACTTGGAGGAAAAGACAAATAAGGAGAGCCGAGATGACATCCCTTTTTAAACGCGCACGGTCGCTTGACCCAGTGACTAGCCATGCCGCAGCCGACCAGTTTAAATCTAGCGATTTGCACTTTAAATTAATTATGCATTGTCTTGAGCGTTTTGGGCCAATGGGTAAAGATGGCATTGCTTATTTGAGTGGTCTAGATAGCAATCAAGTGGCAAGGCGTTTACCTGAAATGGCGCGGCTTGGCATGGTTGAGCTAACTGGACACACCACCAAATCAAAGTCTGGCAGGGCAGAGCGTGAATGGCAATTTACGCCTGTCCAGCGGGAGTTGATATGACACAAGATGAAATTATTTGTTTTGCAATTCAGTGCCGCCTTGTAACAACAGGCAATCGTGATGGGTTATACATGGACGCATTAACAGAATTTGCCAAACTTGTAGCCGCCAAGGAAAGAGAAGCCTGTGCAAAGGTGTGTGATGAACTGCCAGAACCAAACATCTACAGTGATTCATATATAGGAATGTGGGACATAACTTCTTTGGCGTGTGGTGATGCCATCAGAGCCAGAGGAGAGCAAGCATGACACAAGAGCCTATTGCATACATCAATGTCGAGAAGCGCAGACTGGAATTTGCGAGTCCTTATGTGAAGTGGGATACGCCAACAACAATTAAGCTAGATCGCATTCCATTGTTCACACAGCGCACATGGGTAGGGCTGACTGATAAACAAACTACCCAGCTTATTAAATCAATGCCAAGAGGAATCAAGGGTTTGATGATTGACTGGGACTTGTATGACTTTTCCAAAGCCATCGAAGCCAAACTCAAGGAGAAAAACACATGAGCTATCTTGTCGCATCATTACCGCCCTTACAGTGCTTTATCAAGGCTGAGTTTTTATACAACCACACCAAAGGGCATGGCGAGCTTGTGCCTTGCGTGTGGGTCAGCCTTAAAACCATCAGGGGTCAGGTATTCAGGATTGAGTCGCTGTTGACCGAATACGGCGCTTTGTACGACAAGCTACCCATTCACGCCTATGTGTGGAAAGAGGGTGCTAGTGACCTGCCCGTGGACACGCTCCAATTATGGGATTGCATGGGATACAGGTTCACCATTGTGGAAAAGATTGGCTTGCGTAACCTTGGCGTTAAGTTTTTGGGCAAGGATAAGCAATGGCATTTCGGGACATATATGTTCACCGTAGACTTTTGTGCTGATGGCATGGACGTAGACACTGGCTTTACCGAAACCGCTGAGGAACATAAGTCGTTTAATTTCATCAAGCTAGACAATGGTCAATTTGCCGCCCAGCCCAACAACCGCTGCCTGTGGTATGACCAAAGCCTGATCCAGCAAGCCAAGTTCCCTGATTTCCAAGCAGCAAAAACCATTTACTCAGTCGATGGCACACGCAAGTGGACGGCTGGAGATGACTGGTTTTATTCAATAAACGAACATGATTAGCCGCGTTATTTTGTGTTTGTTAATGATAGGCGTTGGCGGTTATAACCTATTGCCAC